AGGGTTACGGAATGCTATTGCAGTGCCATCCAGCAGCCGTGCGCCGTGGAGTAAGCGGATCTCGGGTCGCCAAGCATCTGCACCTTCCCGTCACGCATGACAAGCAGGCTGAAACCGCAGGACGGGAACGATATGATGCTCTGGTCGGCGAGCGGACGGAACGCTTCTGGGATAGTCTCATTCGCCGTCGAGTAGTTCTGTGTTCCACTGCCGGTGAACTTGACGTTGCCGTTGACCGTGACGACGCGTCCGACACGACACAGAGTGAGGCTGTCGGATGTATACGGCGGCTTCCATTGCTGGGTTACGGAATCCCACAAAGCCCCCCTCGGCGTGAACAGGCGCACCGGCGTACCGACCGTGATGCCATTCAACGGAATACGCCACAACGGCATGTATGCGTCAACCGCGCCGGACAATATCTTCCCTGACGGAATGGTCGGATCAGCGGCGGCAGTCGCATTCGGCGAACCCTTCAACACGACCAATGCCACATTCTCATTACCGGTCTTGGAATCTCGATGGTAGTGTGCGCAGATGATGTCATTGCGTTTCATACCCTGCGACCCGTTGGAGATCGTCACCGATTCCGCCGACGTGATATGCCAGTCCAAACCCTGTATCGACGCGCAGCCGGTGCCGACCGTCGCCCTGTTGGACGAACTCATCGAACATTTTAACGCGTCGCCCCAGTCGTACACCACGTCGGACTTCGAGAACTTGGCCTGATGGATGATCGCCTTATCCTCGCTGCTGATGTGCATGGTTCCGGCTTTGCCGTCAACCAGTTCGATGGTCATTGTTCAACCTCCTTCAACCATGCTTCAAACGAAGCGTCATCCTGCTGCATGAACGCCATGAAAGACGAGTTGCACTTGGAGCATAATTCGTAGATGTCAGGTGCCACATCTTCCGCGATGCGGGTCGCCTTGCCGGCCGAATAGCGGCGCACGGTGAACCATTCACGCGCCTCAGTATCGCCAGCGGCGACATAGGCGGTCTTGCCGCACTTGTCGCATACATACTTCGAGTAACCGTCAGATTTCACTATCCAATCCTTTCAAACGTGAAACAGCCAAGCGAAGGCAACTGCCTCCACGTGCCGCCGAAATCAACGGAAGGGTCGATGCCCGTCGTGTTCTGGACCACGTATCCGATCGGAAAAACGACCCTCCCGGAAGCGCCGTCGCCGACGTGCGCGCTGATGACGCCATCCACGCTCACGATCGAGGAACCGTCCACCCTCACGCCGCCCAGCACGTCCGTGGACGCCTTCGGCAGCGTGTAGGCGTTCGCGCCCCGTTCGACCGAAGCGAGCTTCGACCGCTCGTCATCGGTCATCATGCCCGACTTGGCATTGTCGGCCACGGTCTTGGCCGCATCGGCGACGTTCTTCGCATCCTCGGCGGTCTGATTCGCCTTGCCGATCTGCGCCGCGAAACCGGAAGCCGTCCTGTTCGCCGACTCGGCGACCTGCCTGACGGCATCCAAATCCTCGGAAGCGACTTCCGCCGTGATCGTGCCGCCTGAAATCGACAGGCCACGGCCAGCCGTCAAAGACACGCCGCCGCCAGCCGAACCACTGGAAGACGAAGAGGAAGAGGGAGAACCGGAATAGTTCGCGTTCGCCGACTGTACAGGCAGTCCGACCTCGAACGTCGAAGTCAAAATCCCGGAATCGATTTTCACGATCCGTTTCGTCACCACGGCGGTGACGTTGACGCCGGAAGTCTGATCCGTCGCAACAATCTTGTCATCCACACGCAGACCGTCGCCGACCTCATCGGACAACGTCACCTCGACCGAACCACCGGTCTGCAATTCCTGCAGATGCTTCTTCGTCTCGGATTGCAGCGTGCCCAAATCCGCGTTGGAATAGTCGTATGTGGCGCATACCTCATCAGCGCCAAGGAGCGTCTGCGTCTGACTCACCACGCCGGTTGCATCGGCGAAATAATTGACCACCAGACGGTTCTTGAACTCCTGCGAGCCAAGGCCGATGAGATGATTCACCGCGCGACGGTTGGTTTCGGCCTTGAAATCCACAAGGTCGGAATCGATCGTGTTCGCGATGGTCTGCACCGGCACGATGCCAAGCAGGATCTTGTTGCCGGACGCTTTGAAATCAAGCCTGCGGCCACATGACGCAAGCAATGTGCGCAAGCCGGTGTAGGCGTCCACATAACGTGGATTCTGAAACATCCAATTAGACAAAGTGGAAGCATCGGAGGAATCGACAGTGAAAACCGTATCCAAACCGATGCGCTTCAAAAGGTTTTTGAGGATGTCAGGCAGCTTGCCGGAGACGGTCAGGTAATCCTGATTCGCGTCCGGCTGCAATATCTTCGCCGCCAACATGCCGGTCCACGATTGGCCGATCCACGTGGTCGTGGACACGCCACCGGAAACAGTTACACGACGGTCGATGATCCGTCCGCCCACGTCACTGCCGTCAAGCCAGAAATACCAGCCATGTTCGATTTCCGGCGCATCCGGATCGTCGATGGTCAGTTCGAAGTCGTTTTCGTCCGTGCCGCAAGCCCAATCCAACGTCACCTGCGATACGCTCGCATGTGGCGTCAGCTTGCCGTCTGCGATGATAACGTCAGCCATGGCACACCTCCCGAGACGTCAAACATGGTCAAGTCGATGCCATAATTGCCGGATACCGTCAATAGCGAATCTCCGGCCGGTATCGGCTCGAAAACATATGAGCCGCTTCCGCTGCCGTTGCCGCGAACGCCCTTGTCGAAAACATCCGAAACGTCGCCGTTTTCGGCTGTCAGCGTTATCGTCTTCCGTAATCCAGTGGCCGATAATGACACATGACCGCCTTCCGGCACTGTCACATCAACCGCGTAAGTGTTGCCGCCAATCTGGAAAGACGGGTTGACGCAAGGGCCGAAAATGACCGCAGTGAACTCAGCGGCCTTGCCTGTCGGATTATGCACCGTCAAGGCGATTTTCGACGGAGCCAAATCGGTCGGCAAGTCCAGTGGAAGGTCAATCTGCGAGCCGGTGCCTGCCGTCATCGGAAAGAAATGCTGCACCGGCAGCGCGCGACGCCAGACGCCATCGCAAAGGACAATCGTGTAATCGACTTGCGCGTATTCCGGCCATGGCACCAGACCGAGTGAAGAACCGACGACATACGCCCGCTGGAACCATTCGCCATCGACGGTCAACATGCCTGGCGTAACGGCCTGCACGTCCGAATCGAAAGCCGTCTGAGCGGCATCCAATGCGGCTGGCGTTTTGGTGCGGACGGTCATTTTCGCCGTCGAAGCGTTTCTGCTCACCGATTTGATGCCGCGGGTGGCCAGCGTGTACGTCCATGCGTATCCGCGCATTTCCTGCAGGTCAGCCACCCACAGATCATCGTCGTTGAGGTCGATGACCGTGCCATCATGCGACGTGTATTTAAGCTCGCGCATATTTGCGGATCAACCTCCCCAAGTCACGGTCGCTGACCGTCGAATCATCGGACGCGGCGCTGATAATCGCGCCAAGATCATTGTGCAGGCTGGTTATCGCCGCCACTACGGAAGCGGTATCAACCTGTATGCTGACCTGATTGCCTGTCATCTGATTGGCTGTGGCAAACACTTCGCGTGGAATCTTCCGCTCGTTCAGCAGGCGCATGTTATCGACGCCGTAATAGGCCGTGGCCGCGGCATTGTGCGTGAACTCGCCCGCGGTGAGACGAGCGTTGAGCAGATACACGCTGTCGCTCAACCCGTTGCCGGGCGCCCACGCCGGATCCACGTAGCCGGAGAACATGCCGCCTCCTGCGAACTGCTGGAAGGCGGCGCCGGTGAACATTCCACCGGTGTAGCCGCCCACCTTCTTCGTTTTTTCCGTGACGGTGAAGCTCTTGTCCGCGATCTTGAAGTTGTTGATGGAGCGGAGCACCGGAGTCGCCTGGTCGTTGACCGATGCGGTGCTCTTCTTGTCGTTCAGCTTCTTGCGGTTGACGGCGTCGACCTTCGGTCCGGCCTTGTCGGTCGAATCGAGTGTGTTCTTCTTGTTGTTGAGTCTCTTCGCGTTCGCGGCGTTCGCCTTCGGCGTTGCCCTGTCGGTGGAGTCCAAGGTGTTGCGCTTGTTTGACAGTTTCTTCGCGTTGGCCTTGTCTACCTTCGGCGAGGCGTTGTCCTTCGCGTCGAGTCTGGCTGTAGACTTCTTGCCGTTGAACTTGTTGACGTTCGCGGAGGCGGTCTTGGCTTTCTTGGACGCCTTGTCGGTCGCATCCAGTGTGGCCTTGACGTGGGTCTTGTTGAAGGCCTGCATCATCTTCTGCGCCTTCTTGGCGCTGGCCGTGGCCTTCTTGTCGTCGGCGTCGAGCTTGGCCTTCGCTATCTTCTTGCTGAATTTGTCAAGGTTGGTTTCCGCGCCTTTGGTCTTCGACTTGGCCTTGGAATCATCAACGTCAAGCTTCGCCTTGTTGTTGTCGGCGGTCATCCCGATATTGTCGATGGAAGCCTTGATGCTGTCGGAACTCAGACCCCAACGGTCGGCCAAGGCGTTAGCGGCCTGTTCGCTCATGCCCGATGCTTCGGCCTGCCGGATAATCGCGTCACGAGCATCCTGCAGCACGCCGTTCGCACGCTCGATCTCACCGCTGCTAAAACCGGTGCTCTCACCCTGCTTGAGAATCTTCTCCGCAGCATTCTGGGCGCTGCTGGCGATGTCCTCCAAAGCCTGCTTGGTCTTGGTGCCCTTCTCGGAAAACCTGTCAAGCAGGTTTCCGCTCTGGTCGAACACCACGCCATTATCCTTGCAGGTGTCGGACAGTTCACCGATCTTCTGATTCAGTTGGTCGACCGCCTGGTCTGCAGTCAGGTTGCCGGACTCCAAACCGAACAGCGCCTGGACAAGATCATCGATTTGGCTTGACGCATCCGAAGCGGAAGAGCCAAGCTCTTTGTTCGCGCTGGCAGCTTCCTTCGCTGCCGATGCGGACTTTCCGTCGGCGTCCACGGCGTCCTTGGACGCCTTCGCCTTCTGCTTGGTCTGCTCCTTGGCTTCCTGATATGCCTTGGCCTCGTCCTTGATGCTGTCGCGCATCTTCTGGGCCACGGCCATCTGCGAATGGCCTTGCTTGCCGTATTCCTTCAGCGCGGCGTTGACCTTATCGGCCGCGGCCTTGTTGCCCATGGCGGCGCTGGTCATGTCGGTCAGGCTGATTTTCGCCTCGCCCATCCAGTGCGTCATGTCTGCGCCGGCGAAATTCATCTTCTGATAGGCGGAGGCGATTGTTTCGCTGATGCTGCTGCCGGATTCCAGAGCCGACTGCAATTGCTCCGTGGCTTCCTTGGCCTTCTGCTGGCGGCTAATGAAGGCGCTCAGTGCGGCCCCGGCCACGGTCAGGGCGATGCCCCACGGCCCGCCGAGCAGGCTCATGACGCTGCTGCCGACGGCTTTGAATCCGGCGGTCTTCAGCTGCGCCTTGCTGGCTGTGGTGCCGAAGGCGGCCATCTGCTCGGATGCGCTCATGGACGATGCGCGGAACATCTGGAAGGCGGTCTGCGCGGATGCGAGCGCCGTCTTGACTCTTTGGATCGGGTCGATGGCCAGGCCGATGTTGTTGGCCATGGCGCTGGTGCTGCCGTTGAGATTGCCTGCGGCCTTGTGTACGGCTCCGAACACGCCGGCCAATGATGCCATGACCACGAGGGTCTGCTGCGCGCCGGACGGCAAACCGGCGAACGCGTCAACCAGCGTATCCAACCCCTGCACCATCTTGCGCAAAGGCCCCTGAGCGCCCTCGCCAACGGAAATCATCAGAGACTCCATCGAACCACTCAGATTCTCCAGATCACCCTTGAGATTGTTGTTCTTCGCAGCCGCCTGCTCGGCGGCATAACCGCTTTCAGAGACGGCCTTCGTCCACTTGTTGACACCGGACTCGCCCGCCTCGTAAAGATAATTCGCGGCCTTGATGGCATAGCTTCCGAAGATGGTCGCGTTCGCCTGATTGCGCTGCTCGTCGGTCAGGTTCTTTTCGGCCTTCTGCAATTGGCCGGCGAAATTCGCCATGCCGACGAAATGGCCTTGAGCGTCATATGCGCTGATGCCCAATTCCTTCATCGTATTGGCGGCTTCGGTAGACGGTGCGGCCAGCTTCATGAGCATACTGTTCAACTGGGTGCCGGCCTCGGCGCCGATGGTGCCATTCTGCGCGAACAGGGCCAGTACGCCGGTGGTCTCCTGCACGTTCATGCCGAAACTGTTCGCCTGCGCGCCGCAATTGTTCAACGCCTCGCCGAAATCGGAGACATTGCCGACGGCCTTGCCGGCGCCAGCCGCCAAAGTATCGGCCACTTGGGAAGCCTGAGAGCCCTTCAGGTGGAACATGCTCAACGCGTTGGCCATGTATTCGGCGGCATCCCCCACGGCCATTCCATCGGACGCGGCCAGATTCAAAGCGCCGGTCAAGCCGCCGGTGAGAATATCCGTGACGCTCATACCGGCCTTGCCGAGATCGTTGATCGCGTCGGCGGAATCACTGGCAGAGTATACGGTGCTCGCACCGGCTTCGATGGCCGCAGCACGCAACTGGTCCATCTGGACGCTGGTCGCACCTGTGTTCGCCTGGACGGTGCTCATCTGCTGGTCGAAGTCTGCGGCCATCTTGACTGCGGCCACGCCGAACGCGGCCACGGCCAATCCTGCGGCGGTCATGCCGCTGGCGATAAGCGCGGACTTGCGTCCGGTGTGTTCCATGCCAGAAGCGACTGTTTTCGCAGTGCTTCCAGCACGGGTCATCGCCGCCTCATAAGAGGCTGTGTCCGCCATCAACCGGATGACGATGTTCTTGTTCTCCGCCAAAGCATCCTCCAAAAATCAGGTCAAATGCGCCACCAAGGCGTTCGCCGCCGGATTGTCCCTGCCATTCGCATCAGTCCACCGTTTCATGGCCTGCTGCATGTGCGCAGTGGCCCAGCAGACGCTGGTTTCGGCATGCAATGTAAGTTCACCCTTCGGGTCTTGGCAGATCGAGCGAGGCAAACCGCACATGGGGCATAATGACCGTTCGTATTCCGCCAACGAACGCATCCAATTGCGTTCCGTCTCATCCCATTCGACCTCATCGCCCCTGCTCGGCATCCAGCCCAGAAAACGTTTGTAGCTGATGCCGAGCTGGCGGCAGATCTTAAGATCCTCGACTAGTTGCGGAGAACCTGCGAGGCGAGGTCGAATGCCGCTTTTGGGTCCGCTGCTGTGCCGTTCAGTTCCGCGATGGCCTGCCAGATCGGAGTGAACTGGCCATCCGTCAATTCGTCGAACAGATTGCGCCACGCCTGTTCGGTCTTGTCCTCGTCGGACACCGGCTTGCCGCCGATGGTCGCGGAATCAAGCATGAGCGGCAATGCCGCAGCGGCGGTGCCGAACATGTCGTTCGTGCCGTTGTCATTGCGGTGCGCGGCCAATGCCTGCGCCCACTGGCTTACCGGCAATGCCCGCAACGTAAGCTTCAACGTCTCCGCATCCGCCTGTTCGCGCAGCTCTTCGATGCGCCGCGCGGTGGCCTTCGCCTGCCGGTTCGTCCCAGCCTCCGTGATTTGCTCGCGCGTGGTCTCCTCGGCCAGCGCATCACCCAATCTGGCGATGTCCTCGGCGGTCTGCTGGTTGAGGATGACATCGACCTCACGCGTGCGCCTGACGACTTTAAGCATTGTTGTTCCTTCGCTCTAATATTCATGTTCCTTTGCCGGAAAAGAGAAAAGAGGGTCCCGCACCGGCGAAAGGGACGAAAGCCCGATGCGGGAAGAATCAATCAGGCGACCTTCACGTTCTCCGCCCAGCCGGGAGCACGGACGGAGAAATTGACCTTGCTGCGCAGCACGCTGTTCGCGGCGATCGCCATCTTGGCGCTCATGCCGATGCGGACCGCGTACACGTTCACAATGTCGCCGGCGACAAAAGTCTTATCCGTCTGCTTGCCGTAGCGTCGCACGAAATAGCCCTCCGCGCCCTCGATCAAAGTCTCCATTGCCGCGTTCTGCGTGGAATGCGACGTGTTGGTGTTGTCGATGACCTCGACATTCGGGCCACTGATCTTCTTGCGTCCGGGATTCTCGTAATCCTGCGCGCTGTTCTCTCGCTGGTCGGAGATGGACTCCTGCGACGGAGTGCAGCTCCACCCGCCTAAGGTGACGTAGTTGGACAGGTCGGTTCCAGCGTTGATCTCTGCAGCGGTCGGCTTCTGGATGTTTTTGATGGACGGCACCCAGATCGTGTTGACCAGACCGTCCGCCGGTGTGGAAGGAACTTCGGTTCCCAGAGTCAAAACCATGACTCCTCCTTAAATATTTGGGGTCACATGCGTGACCAGTTGAATTTGAAAGTCAGAAGACGGCACTGGTAAAGCAACGCCGTGTCCTCTGCGGTAAGTCCGGCGGCATAGGCGCCGGAATCGGAGAACAGCGTCAGACAGCCGGTGTCGAACCCCTGCGCGATGAACCGTTTGCCAGCAAGTCCTGGAATCATGAGGTCATCGGCCAGCACGTTGACGGAATCGGCCGTGGTGCTCACGATGCGCACCAGCAAAGTGCCGATGCCGCAATGCACCTGCTGCGTTTCGCCGACGATATGACCGTTGGTCGTGACCGTCTCAATCACCCACGGCGGCTTCTCCGTAGGCTTAGGCGCCGTCTGCCGGTACACGGCCCAGCCAGCCGCCGGCTTCGGAATATGGTCGAGAATCGTGTCGGTCAACGTCATGATCGACTTCATTCAGACCACCTCCACGGCGGCACGCGCCACGTATTCCGCAAGCTTCGGCAATTCTTCCTCGCCATGCTCGTAGAATCGGTGCGTTCCACCGCCCTTCGCGGTGCCGAAGAACGCGATGTTCGCGAGCGAACCCGCTCCGCCCTTGGTGGGGCCGATCTCGGCGGAAATGCGTCCGGGCGTCTCGCTCACCGTGTAGGTGATCGGAATGCTGCGGAACGCCTTGTTGCCTGAGCCTTTCAGGTCGTCGCGAATCGAGTTCTTGACGTTCTGCGCGCCCTTCTTCACCGAAGCGGAGATCAAGGCGCGGCGAGCCACTCCCCTGGCGAGCAGCGCATCACCGAAGGCCGTCAACTGCGAAGCGTCGAACAGTCCGCTCATGAGTCCTCCTTCACATTCCAACGGCAGGCGGTGGCGTGCGTCTTCTCGCTTTGAGGTGAGACGAGCCTGAACCGCCTGCCGGCGAGCAGCGGATTAGCGGATTCCGTGACTTCCACCACGTCACCGGCGCGAAGGCCCGGAGTGCCATATGGAAAATGCACGTACAAAGACCAGACCAACGAGACGGCGCCCATGGCTTGGGCCGCGCTGCCTTCGGTCTGCTCGCTGGCGAGGCCGCCGCTGGTCTGCACCTTGCAGCTGCCTTCGTACACCTTCTCCTTGCCGGTGTTCGGCAGTCCCGTGTCCGAATCCGTTGTGGTGTCTCCGGGGCGGGTGACAACGCACTGGTCGGTCATGAGGCTTTCGGCCATCTGGCGTAGTTTCGGCAGGGCTCCGATGAGAGGTGCCATGCTTGGCATGTCAACCTCCTCAGTAGTCGTAGGGGTAGTGCGGCAGCGGGATGACCACGGGTTCCGGAGCGATGACCGCCGTAGCGAGATCGCTGCTGACACGTTTCAGCAGCATGTCCCATTCCTCGTCGAGGATGGAGATCTCGCCGCGACTGCGCGAGCTGTCGATGCTGGTCTGCATGTTACCGTCGTCGATCTGCAGCATGGTGCTGCTCACGCCCTCCGGGTTGAGCGCCTTGCGTGCGACGGCGGCGGATTCCACCTCGATGACGGTCTCCTGATATCTCTCGTCCATGCACCATTCGTCCAGCACTGGGATGCGGTTGCGGATCATCATTTCGGCGCGGCGGAGCCATTTCCCGATCTGCCTGCCTTCGGTGCTGTCGGAGGCGATGTCGCGGCCGAGTTCGACCGCGACATCGTCGATTTGCGCCCAGGTCATGGAATCACTTCGCGATGATACCGGCGTTGCGCAGGCTGGCCAGCAAAGCGTTGATGGTGGCCATCTCCTGACCTGTGGTGGCGTTCCCCACCGCAGCAGCCTGCTTGGCGGGCATGCTGGACAGCACCGTATCGAGCGGCTTAGCTGCGCCGCCCGGCTGCGGCACATACACCGCGCTTGCCGGGATCACGTTCTCGCGGCGTCCGTTCTTGGTCTCCTTCATCATTCACCATCCTTCTCACTGGTCTTCTTCTTCGGCTTCGCGGCGTCGGCGACCGTGCTCGGTTCGTCGGCCTGCACCTCGGCCACTGTGTAGCCGTGACGCTGGAAATAGTCGGACGGATCCACATCGGTCTCACCGACGCCACCGACGAAGGTCACGCCGGCGGTGACGCCGTTGTACTCATTATTCGGAGCTTCGATTCGCCACATCATGATCACCTGACCTTGATCTTACGGAGCGCGCCAGCGGCCTTGGTGGCCTTCAATGCGACGCCGACCGGACCAAGCTCGACCTCGCCGCGATGCACTGCGCCCGGCTGGGTGAAGTCAGGCAGCCAGGTCTTCACGAGGGTGCCGTCGGTGGTGGTGATGCCGCAGAAGCCGTCCAAGCCGACGCGGTACGCGTACAGGCTGGTGGTGCCGTCGGTGGCGATGGGGATGATCGGATCGTTGCTGCCGGCCTTCTCTCCGGCGTCGGCGAAGAGGATGCCGCCATAGGATTCGCGGCTGATCGGACGGCCGTTCGCGTTGGCGAGACCATCGATCGGCTCGCGCACGTACATGCTGGTGCGGCGCACCATGGCACGGACGCGGGCAAGGGCCTTCTTGTTGCCGACCACGATGGTCGGCGTGCCGTCAAGCAGGTCGAGGAACTCGTCGAGCGTGTCGATGGCCTTGTTGCCCTTCTCTCCTTCGAGGTCGGTCCAGTCGTAGGTGCCGGAGGTGGGCTTCATCTCGGTGCTTGAGCCGGTGAGCGCCTTGTCCAGGCCGTCGAAGGCCTTATCGTTCACGCCAACGTCGCCGTTGATCACGGTATCCTGGAACAGGGTTATCGCGGCCTTCACCTTCTCGTTGATGTTGCGTGTCACCTCGTCGGATCCCTTCGGGCCGACGTTCGCGAGGATTCGGTCGATCTCGAAGGCGCCGCCGAGCACGGCGAGTGTGGTGCTGTACTTCTTGGTCGTGGTGGTGCTCGGCGAGTATTCCGTGTTGATGGCGCGGAATTCGGCGGTGGGCTGGGTCTCCTGCCGACGGTAGGAGTAGTCGAGCGTCGCGCCGCCTCCTGCGGGGTTCACGGCATCATCGAAGATGAGGGAATCGAGGATGACGCTGGACTTTCGAAATTCGTCGATGACGAAAGGGTCGTAGTCTTCGAGGGCGTTGTTCTTCGCCTCTGCGAGAGTGACAGCCATAAGGTTGTCTCCTTCCTAAGGAATCGGTTACTTGTAATATGCGGAAATGGCTTCGGAGAGACTGTGCGGCTTCGGGTCGCCGCCCTTGCCCTGGCTCGGGTCGGGCTTGACGTTCGGCTTGTTCTGCACGCTGACGAGCTTCAGCAGGCTGTCCGCATCGGCTTCCAGCTCCTCGCGAGTGGATCCCTGCAGACGTTCCGCCAAGACCTTCGGCAATTGCTTGTCGACGGCGACCTCGTATCGCAATGCCTTCGCGGCATTGCCGGTGTTGGACTTCTCCAGGCTGGCGATCCTCTCGCTGGCCTTTTCCGCGTCGGTCTTGTCGCGATCCTCGAACTCTTTGATTCTGGCGTTCGCGGCGGCGAGCTGTTCGCGCAGCGACTTGTTGGCCCGGCGCTCGTTCTTGAGCGCGGTCATGCCGTGTTCGCCGAGCTTCTCGTCGCCTTCGCCGCCGGTATTCGCCTGTGGGTCGGATTGCGGCGGCTCCGGCTGCGGCGGCTCTCCGCCGCCCGGTTCGGCACCGGTCTCGATGGTGCGGATGCGGATGAGATTCCACCATTTCCTATGCATTGTGTTTTCTCCTTGTGGTTTCCTTGGCCGTCACATCGCGTGCCGGCGCCGACACCATCGCGATGCCGGTGAAAAATTCGATTTCGGCTAGAGGATCCAGCCGTACTTGTAGAGCATGCCCAAGGCCTTCTCATGATCGTCGCCGCAGCGTGCGTAAATGGTCTCGGGCATGAGACGCGGCCTGTCGACCTTTGTGTACCGGCCGCCGTTCTTGACGAATTCCTTGGCGTATCCGGAGTCGATCATGCGTGATGCGGCGAGTCCGTGGCGCGTGGTGCCCTCAGTCGTGTACTTGATGTTCCGCCCGTCGATCTGGGCGGTGCGGATGCCGCGTTGGGCGTTAACCAGCTGGTTGAGGTCGGCTCCGTCCGCGTAGGCTCGGGCGTTGGCCCTTCCGCCAAGGACTTTGGCGAGCTGGTCGTCGGAGAGACTGTCGAGGTATTCGTTCGGACTGGTGCATGCGTTTGCCGGTGCTTTCGGACCGGTGTAGACGGCGATGCAGTCGCAGTGCGGATGCCTTTCGAAAGGCGTCTTGCCGCATGGCTGTCCGGCGAGGATGACGCATCTTCCGCAGCTCGGCGGTGTCAGGCCGCGCACGTAGGTGGATTGGTAGCAGATGCCGCGAGCGGTCATGCTTGTGGACGACCGGTGAGTGTCCGCCAGCATGGTGCGCGTCCTGAGCACCAAGGTCACGCCTATGCGGTCCATGGCCACGTCCACCGGAGCGCCGTTGGATACGGCCCGCTTGCCGATGGTAATCGCCGTCCACATCGTGTCCACGGTATCCATGCCGTTGCCGTTCACGCCGACCCACTTCCATGGGTCCGGCTTGTATTCCGGGTGTGCTGCGTTCACGTCGAAGCGTTCCATGATTTTCGGCGTCGATGCGATCGCGTCGGCGGCGGTGTGGTATTGCGCCGTGTCCAATACGCGGAAAAGTTCAGGCATCATGTCCGCGAAGGCGGTGTCGAAGTCTGGTTGCGCGTGCTTATGCCACAGTCTGAGCACCGTCGCGGCCAGCCGGTTGCTTCGGCTGCGCAGCAGACGGTTCTGCGCCGTCGCTTCCCGTGGAAGCGTCTGCCCCGCCATCGTCGCCGCCATAGTCCACGTCCTTCATGAATTGGCCATAGGATTCGCTGATCTGCTTGGCGAAGTACTCGCGCTCCTTGTCCTTGCGGGCCTCGCTCCAGCCAAGCTCGTCCCATGCCCCCTCGCGGGAAAGGATGCCGGACGCCATGAGCTTCGTGATCGCATCAGCACGCTGAGCGTAGGTAGGCGTGTTCGGATCCTCCCAGTCGCAGCGCACCAGGTTCGCGTTAATGTCGTCGCTGGTGGCGAGCTTGTGCGCCACGGCCATGACCTGCGACCACGCATCGCCGTCAACGGCGTTCTTCAGCTCGACGTTCTTCACCAGTCTCAGCTCGTCGGCGCGGATGGCTCCCTCGGCTGCTGGATTGGCGGTGTTCATTCCGAAATAACGCATCGGAAGACCGGTGATGGCGCTCATCTGCTCGCTCAGCAGGTCGATGACCGTCTTGAAGTTCGACAGGTCGGATGCCGTGAACTGGCCGAATTTCGCGTTCGCGTTCTTGGAGGTGAGCATCGAGTTGAAATAGGTCTTTATCGCCGATGCCGGCTGTCCGGTCTTCGCGTCGATGAAGTCGTTGTGTGTGACGCCGATCGCCCATTTGCCTGGCACCGCGTGAGTTTCCATGGCGATCTGCAGGTCGAGGATGGCGCGTGCGGCCATGTCTGTCGGCCGCACCACGTCGGCCATCTCGCTCTCGCCAAGGAAGTCGCCGGCGCGCGGACGGTTGAGGAACTGCACAACAGGGACGACGCCGAGGTGGTGGTCGTCGCGGCCGGTCATGACCCACTTGCCGTGCTGTTTCTCCAGCCAGAGCGTGTATTCGGGCGTGTACAGCGTCGCGTAGTCCGGCGTCCCGTTCTCCCAAGGGTCGAAATAGACGCGGAGCGCTGATTCGACGGTTCTCGTGCGCGGGTCGATGCGCGCGATCATGTTCCTGGATGATTCGACGGTGATCAGTGGATGCCGTCTGTCCTTCGGGTTAGCACCGATGCATACGAAGCCGTGGCCCTGCACGCGTGTCTCCGTGTGCAAAAGCACCTGCTGCGATTCCATGTTGTTGTATTCCCAAAGATCGCGCAGCTCGTTTGACACCTTGTCGTCATTCGGCACGGAGAAGGATTTGACCTGCTGGCGCTGTACGACGCTATCGACCACGATGCGCGGCCAGTTCAGCGGAAAAACGAACGAACGGAGTTCAGCCGGCACGGCGATGCCGATGCTCTGGATGACCTGCCGTCCGCGATAATAATCATCCCACTGCCTATGAGGCTTGCGCAGTCGTGCAAGCCGGTAGGTGAGGCTCCTGATGAGCTTCGCGTCATCGTCGGAAAGCCTCGATGCCTGTATCAGCTCCACAAGAGCCTCCTTACCAGCCGTACACCATGACCGGTGAGCCGCCTGCGCTCCAGCCGAGCGCCCTCATGTCGGACGCCGCCTCGTGCGCGAGGATGTCGGCCATGGTTATATCGATCTTCTGATTCTCGCTCGGCTTGCCGAGCACGTACTTGTCGCCTGGCTTCGCGACCTTACGCGCCGCCATCATGTGCAACCGAGCCATGCGATCATTGGAATGCGTCGTGCTGTGGTCGGCGGTGTCCTCCATGAAGCGGGTGAGCGCGTCATACATGCGCCCGATGCGATTGGTCGGCCAAGGCACCACGATGTCCTCGCCAAAGCGGCATGCCCACTCGTCCACCTGCGACTCCCACGGATGCGGATCGCAGTAGAAGCGCTGCACCTTGTACCTGTCGAACATTTCTGACACGCAGGCGTCGACCTCGCTTCGCGGTATGCGACCCTCCCACTCAACCGGATTCCAATACGCCGGACGATTTGACGGCCCGTACGTCGGCGTCCAACGCCAGCCATCCACGGTCTCCGCACGCAATGCCGTCCAGTCACCGGATTGCGAGCCATCGAAGCCAAGACAAATCTCAGCCCCCGGCTCGGGTGGCTGACGGTCAACCATCGTGCCATCGTAAAGCGGCTCAGGCATATACGAACCCAAACCCTGCACGATCTCACAACCGTAGAAACGTCGAGCCTGCGCCGGGTCACGGGCCATAAGCTCGGTCGCGGTCGCTTCGACCTGATCGAGCGGCACCCACGGCGAACCGGAATAGACGAATTCAAGAATCTTCCGCCTGTCCTTCGGATCCGCGAAATCCAATGAGGGGTCATGCTTCGGAAAGAACTTCATGATGTCTGGCGCCGTGCTCTCGTAGGTCATCTGGCCAAAGCTGGCGTCCATCGGATCCCACGGGTTGGTGAGCTCCAACATGCGGCCATCCATGGCCATTGCGCCACGCATAACCGTGTCGCCGACCTCGAACATGCCGCTGCGCCTAGTCCAGATGCCGGATTCGTCGCCGAGGACGAAGTTCACCGGATTGCCCAGCTTCGAGTGCGCGGAAGCCGTCACGGGGTCGATGCGTCCGCCGTTCGGAAGGCGGATGAAGCCTTCACGCACCTTCATCAAATCGGACAGGTGGCCATTGCGCACCATCGACTGCAAAGGACGGTAGACGTTCGCCGTCTGCTCTTCCGAAGTGGCGAGCAGCTGAATCAAAGCGGTACGACGCGGCATGCCCATCGGCTCACCCGGAGAATACACGTATTCGAAACCGCATGAGCAACCCCAGTCGGAGCAGCGGAACGTCTCGCCGCCACGCGCCCATCCACAGAACACGCATGGGCCAACACCCTCAAAAGCAGCAACAGCCGCACCGAAAGGCGACTTACCTAGCTTCTGCCCGCCGACGATCTGACCTCGACGCCATTTGAACGCCGCAGCCTGACGAGGCCGAGCCGGATCATACACGGCATCGGGCTTCACCCGATAGAAATCGATGGCGTTATCCAGCTGCCAGCCGACAAGCTCGAACGGCTTGCCCAGATCATAACCATTAGGCACAACACAGTGCGCGGCAATCCAATCAGCAAAGAGAAAACCAAGGGACTTCGGAACGACCGGCTCTTTCTGCTCGCTCATTCCGCATCCTCTTTCTGATTCTCAAGCCACCGCTGCTTAGCGCTCTTGAACGGAATGATCTTGTCGGAAGATTCTGCCGAGCGTTTCGGCTTCGGCTCGTCATCGACAATCGCCCAACCATTCAGCCGAAGGCCTTGTGGCGTCAAGCCGATGGTGTCGGCATATCGTGCAAGCGCGGTACGGTCAGCGGCCTTCGCCTCCGAAGACTCGCACAGTACGAACTGGCGGACATAAAGCGCGATGGTCGTGAACATGTATCCATAACGCGGCATATGCCATGCGATAGCCTGCGGCAACCGCCACAGGTCACGCCACAATTCACGCTCACGCCGATTCCACGCCTCCGTAGCCTTCTCGTCACGCTCCTTATGGAAACCGTCATCATCCTTCCAAGTGTCCCAAATCGTCCACTCGGACAGCGGAAAAGCCTTCGGACGGTAACGGTAGCCGCGAGCCGAAAGCAGAAGAATATCAGCGCCAAGACCACGCGCGTCCGACCGTGCGCTGGAAGGATCCGGCATCGGACCGGAGCGTGTGCGTGCGCCGCCATGCGTCGCCATGCGACCTCCAATCCTCGAACCGGAAAAATTACAGACTCGGCCAGTCCGTCAAATCTTGAACTATCCGCGAACTTGCGAGTCCCCTCACCGGCGGTCTTGGCCTTGCCGTTCGGGGTACCCCCCTAGGGGTGTTGGCGGGTTGGTTGATTGTATTTTTTCCTGTTTTGGCGTGTGTTTTGTTGTTTTTGTTGCGTGTGCTTGTTTGGCTTGTCCGCTTGCGTTTGATTCGTTTGTGTCGTGTCGTGTTTGCGTTCGCGCTTGCCTGTTGGCTGCGACTGTGGCTGCTGCTGTGGCTTGGCTTGGTGTCGTGTCCAGTGTTCGATGCTTGTGGTTGCTTTGTGCTGTCCGTCTTTCCTGTTGCAGCTGCGATGTTCTGGCCCTGTCCAGCTTTGTCTGTTGTCTGTGTGGCCGAGGTCCCATTGGTCTGTGGCTGTGACTGGCTGTCCGCATTTGGCGCAGGTGTGTGTTTCGCCTGTGGCCAGTCGTGCCTCCCACTGCCTGCGGAGGTGGCGGTGTGCTGCGTCGTATCCTCTTGCTGTTGAGCTGCCACGCTGCCGCTCGTATGCGTGTGTGTGGATGGCGCAGAAGCGTGTGCTTTGTTTGACGAGTTGTGGGCAGTTGTGCCAGGCGCATCTGCGGAGACTCATGTGGCCTTGCCGCCTTCCATGGCTGTGATGTCCGGCATGTCTGGGGTACGTCTCCCGCGAAGGTCCCCCAGCTGGCCACCCCCGATTCATGGGCTACCGACACAACGGGTGTCGCCGCCATGGTCGACGTCCTTCGGTGCGACGGCTCCAAGGGTTGCTAGTGGCTCCATGCCGTACAGAGATGATTATAGCGAATGCAGCTGGATATGAATAATGGTCCAACCGTTTCCGGCTGAACCATTTTACTACTGTACGGTAGTATAGCATTTCAACGGTGACAGTCAAGTAGTGCGGCCAACTCGCCGAGGTTGAACGTGTACTGCCGCTTGTGTTCTGTCGGCGTGGCGTGTGACAGTTTGCCGCGTTTGAGCCATTGGCTGATGAGGTTGCGTGATACGGTCAGGCCGTATCGTTTCAGCTCCTTGGCCGCATCGCTGGGTGTGCCGGTGATTTGCATTTGCCATAGTCTTTCGTCTCGTGCTGCTTTGATTGCTGGCGCGGCCCATTCCCTGTGGCAGCCTTGGCATGTGACCGATTCTGCTTCTGGCGTGCCGGTGAGCATGCTGTCGCATTTTGGGCAGGTGCCGAGGATTATGAGCTCGTCTTCCGGTGTCAGGGCTTGTTCGTTGCGTCGGACGATGTGTTCCAGGGCGGTGTAGTCATCGGCGGCGGTGCTCATCGCCAATATGGTGTGCCGGTTGCTGATGATGGCGTACCATGCTTTCCGCCAGTCGTATCCAGCGTATGCCGTTCTGATTTTCCCTGCCTGTTCGGCTAGCCATGCTTCCGATTCTGCGATAAGGTCCTGCGCACGGGTGTCGATGGGCAGTGGCGCGGTGCCTTTGTTCGTCGTGTGGCCTGTGGGGCCGATGTGCGCCTGACGGAGCATGATGCTTCGCAGGGCTGGCAGTTGGACGTGTCCGAGCTGGTGGATCAGCTGCCAGTAAGTTTCACGGCATGATGCGCATAGTTGGTTGGCTGCGTTCGTTGTTTTGCCGCAGTGCTGGCAGTCGGTCAAAGTCGGGTCTCCTTGTCGTACTGGTGGATGATGGCGGCGACTTCGGCTTTCGGCACTTGCGGCACGAGCGGTGCGATTTCGTCGAGCGCATAGCCGGCCTGATGCCATTTGACGATCATGTCCATGAGGGTTTTCTTGACTTTCATTTCGTTTCCTTCTTTGTTTTGACTGTGAATGCGGCCAGTCCGGTCTCGGCATGGAACACCTTGACCGGTTCGCCAGTCCTCAAGGACATGGCCTGCGCGTAGTCGCCGGCATCGTCGATGTTCTCGAACGTTCTGACGCCTTGCCGGGTGACGACGTTGTAGCTCATCTTGCCGGCTCCTTGTCCGCGCCGCTCACATGGTCCCAGTCGCATGACAGGCCGCCTCTCTGGTAGCCCGAGTAGACGACGCAGTCCACTTGCCTCGTGTCGGACAGTGTGACGATGCATTCCTTGATGTCGTCGCTGGACCTGTTGGAGCATGTGGTGCCGGTGGCGGCGATGGCGTGGGCTGGGGCCGACGTCTTGGACGCGCTTCCGCATCCCGCGAGCGCGAGGAGGAATACCGGTGTGAGCAGGAGCATGGTGATGGCGGCAAGGCCGATGCCGGCGGGCGCGAGTGGTTTGCGTTTTCTCATTTCGAGTGTTTCCTTCCTTGTCTGGTGGTTGACGTTGTCACTCATTTTTGGAACTCCTTAATCGATGATGAATATGATGATCGGGGCGACGCACAGGCAGACGGTCAATACGATGCCGAACAGGATTTCAAACGGGTTGCGTTTCATTCGATGGTCTCCTTGTATGGGTTTTCGCTTGTATATTGCGGGAAGTCGCATTCCTGGTCTTTCCACCCTGCGGCGTAGCCTTCCCTCCATGCCTTGCGGCGTTCGTGTTCCAACCATTCCAAGCTGCACATGGTTACTTGTTCGTCGTGTTTCATGATTTCTCCTTGTTGAGTTTGTCGGCTAATTCGCAGGCCTTTCCGTCTGCCTGTGCGGTTTCTTCGTCGCGTCCGAGCGCTTCGAGCACGTGGCGGCATTTCCACGTGTGTATGTGGCGTTTCGATGGTGGTATGCCGCTCATGTTGGCGCGGCGTTGGCACCAGCCTTTCCACAGTCGCGTCCAATCACCGATGGCGCGTGTTTCGTCTTGGTGTCGGTCTGCGAATGCGAGCCATGCGGATTCGAGGTCGAGGTTCGGATATTCCACGGATAGTGTCTTGTCCGTTTCGCCGCACTCCCGCGATTCACCGAAATCCTTCACGCCGGTTTCTTTGGAGAAAGAAGAAGAATATTCTTCTTTCTCTTTCTTTTTGGTTCTGGTGTTCTGGTGTTCTGGTGTTTGTCCCGATTCTGTTTCGATTCTGCCGGCAGTCTGCGCACTTTCTGCCGGCAGACTTTCGGCAGAATACCGTTCGCGCTCACGCTTGCGTTTGGCCATGACCTGCTGGCGGCTGCGGTTGTGCTCGAGGTAGTCGTGGATGACATAGCCGCCATCCACGCTCTCGATCAATCCGACCTGCTGCAATGCGTCAAGCTCCTGCACGGTGATGTCGAGCACGAATTCCGCAGTATCATCGTCCACGTAACCGTCCGTGAGATTGTCACCGCAGTAGGAAAGCATGACGACGAATGCGCTGATGGCAGAGGGCATGGTGCGGCGCAAATGGCGCACCTTACGGTTCATGTAGAAGCCGTTCGCCAATTGCACGTAGCCTCGTCTGGCCATCGCCTAATCTCCTCTTGTGATTCCGTTGTGGTCCATCGAATCCAAAGCTTTGATGAGTTCCTCCAAGCTTGGTGGGGCCAAGGAAGAATCCCAACATCTTCCATCACATGCTCCCGAATCGCTTGTAGAATTCGCTGTCGGTCATGCCATACAGCGGATCCATGCCAGTCGGCTTGCGCGCGGCCAGCTTGAATCCGCAGTACGGGCAGGTGACGTAATAGCTGCCCACCGTCTCACCGCAGTGGGCGCACTCGACATATCGGATTGCCTTGCTCATTCGCTTACCGCCTTCCGTGCGATTTCGAGCATTTCCCGAGCGTCCCTGAGATAATTGGCTCGCATCTCCGGCTCGGCCAGAGTCCAGAAGCAGTCCTCACTGGGCATGACGTCTTCCCAGGCTGGCGCCATGTCCCACCAGATCAGTTTTTTCGCCACGGCCTCCACTTCGGCGTCAGCCGGTGGTGCTGCGCGGCCGCGCAGGTACGCTTCCTGCCAATCGTCCGTGTCGCAGTAAAACTGTTCCTTGACATGCGTTCCATTCCAATAGCGGGTCGGATACGCCTTCTCAGCTTCATCATCCGCGACGCTCATTCCACGTCCTCGCCTTGATTCGGTACTTCCGTGGGCATGTTGCCGGAATAGCCAAGCAAGGAACGGCAGTGGTCGGCTGTCTTTTCGTATGCGTTGATTTGTCCCCTCACGACACCGTATGCGGCCATGTCATGCTGCATTAGAAGATCGTTCGCAAGCCGCAGACCTTCGATCTCACGCTGCTCGCACCAGTCGATGACTTCCTGCAATGCTTTGTCTTTTTCACTCACGTTCGTCGCCATGATTAGTGTTCTTCCTCTTCGATTCGGATGGTGATGTGGTAGACGCCTTTTTCGGTGCTTGGCTCGCCTAGCCTGTAGTCCGGGCCGAGCACGTAGCCCGCGTTGTCGTCGGGCCAGTAGCCTGACTGGGTGATGCCGTCGAGTATCGCCTTGACCATTGGCGCCGCGTTTTCCGGGTCGAAGCGTCCGTGGGTCAGTGGGTGGATGATGGCGGTCACGTGCACCGGCCAATGCGTCGGGCGCGTGAGTCTGCCGGCGTTGATGAGACTGCGGAAGGTGATGTGGGCGGCGGCCTTGACCTTCTTCTTCCGCTGGTAGGGCACCGCCCAGCTACGGCTTCGACGGTTCTGCGTCCACCACAATTGCCTGCCTATCGCGATGTCAATCTCGCTCATAATGGTCGGCCTCCTGTTCTTCGGCTTCGATTTCGCATTCGGGGCATGGGATGGGGCGCGCCGGATACAGCGCGCACCCATGCCTGGGACATACCGGTTCCACGTCCGGTGGCTCTATCCATTCGCGCATCAGAAGTCAGGCTCTCCGGCTGGCGCGCCCCACGGATCATTGGCCGGAGCCTGCGGCTGCTGATAGCCATTCCCGCCGAAACCGCCGTTGGCGTTGCCGCCTTGGTATCCGCCTGACTGCATCTTCCGCACCTGAGCTGTCGCGCGCCGCAGGCTTGGGCCGATCTCATCGACCTGAAGCTCGATGACCGTGCGCTGGGAACCATCGTTCGCCTGATAGGACCGCTGCTGCAGTCGGCCCTGCGCGATCACACGCATGCCCTTGCCCAGGCTCTGCGCGCAATGAGTGGCGAGGTCGCGCCACGCGGAGCAGCGCATGAACAAAGCCTGACCGTCTTCGAACTGGTTCGTATTACGGTTCCAGGAGCGCGGCGTGCTGGCGATCGTGAACGACGCGACCTGCGCGCCAGCGGACGTCGTGCGCAATTCCGGGTCGGCGGTCAGATTGCCGACGATCGTGATAACGGTTTCTCCGGCCATCAGAAGTTCTCTTCCTCGGTAAGCGGCGTGATGAAACGAAACGGCATTCTTTCAGTCGGCTCGCAGCCCTTCACGAGAGACTTCCAAGTCCTGGCCATGCCCAAATCGAGGGTTCTTGCGCCATAGCTGACGAAAAGCTGCTTCCATGAATCGATGCAGTGCACCCATAAAGCGCCTTGCGCGTCACGGTAGATGCCGTCCTCATCGGGCTCGGCATCGACAAGCTGCCTCAGACAATCATCTTCAAGCTCACGCGCCATTCTGAGCCGATTTACGATCATCGCGGCATCGGTCTTCTCCACTGCCATCACTCGGCCTCCTTGCTATCAGTGTTTTCCTGTTCGGCGGTGGTCGTTTCAACGACTTCCACCTGTTCCTGCTGTGGTTTGCGGATTTCCTGCAATGCCTGCATGATTTTCCGTTTAACGAAATCAGGGGCTGCGACGAGCAGATTGTCCGCGTCCTGTCGGCTGACCTGTCGTGGTGTCAACCCATGCTTGCCGGTCAGCCGGTACAGAACTTGCTCGGCTTCCTCGTTCGACGCGACACCGCAATCACGCAGCATGGTGAAGATGGCTTCAGCATGTTCGGGTGCGCACGCCTGCGGCTGCTGCTCGGCCTGTTCGACTGGATTCTGGCGCGCGCGGCTTCCATACCCGCGACGCTTCTGGCGTGACGGCTGCTGTTCATCGTCAACGACTTCCGCCCGCACGTCATTGTTGGTATCAAGGTCGTGGAGTTCGTCGGGCGAGTATTGGACGCCGTAAAGGATTTCAGGGCACGCTTCGCGTGCCACGGCGGTAATCGCACGCCACGTGAGCATCGTCAAAGGCTGCTTCCTGTAGTTGTCCTTGTTGAGCAAGCCCATCTGCTGCGCCCACGCTTTGTCGCGCGTGACGCTGATCGGATAATCTGGGTCATCGGACCGCACGATGGTGGCGGTCACGCTCAACGCCTTCTCATCCTTATTGATACGGAGCTTGTGACCCGCCATGCGGACATGGCTGGCGATAAAGCTGGCCGAAGCGGTGGGCTTGCCGTTGATGACGCTAATGTCCTGGAGGCTTTGCATCGGCGTGAGTCCGAGCGGAGCACCGTAGCCTACCGCCACGAGGATGTTGGCGGGCTTGCCGCGATACACGGTGGGGATGATGTCGGATTGGCATACCGCTTTGGCGAAAGCCATCTGGTCCTGCAATGTGATCTGCTGTTGCGGTTGCGGCTGAATTGGCGTGAGTTCGTTGCTCATTCCTTGGTTTCCTTCCCGGTGTTGTTTTCCGATCCGTCAGTGAGCAGTAGGCGCATGACGGTTGGTGCGAGTTCCGCGCTGAACAGTTTGTCCACGAAGCCACGCGTGCTGCGGAACGTGACCACGCCCGGTCTGCCCGGCTTCCATTCCACGCCGTCCGGCAGTTCGCCGCCGTGGTCGCGGATCATGTCTTCGAGGTATTTCGCGTCCATTGCTTCACGTCTTGGCATCCAGACTTGTTCGGCTGCGGGCTGTCCGCCTGGAATCATGAAATCGTTGTCGTGCAATAATGCGCCGTATGCGCGTTCGTCGGTTACCGTGTATTTGCCGTTGCCGCCTTTGCCGAGGCTGATTTCTCCGGCTTCGACGCCTGCGACGTTGACGGTTTCCTTGTCTCCACCGTCGTGGTCGTGTTCCCATGCGGTTTTGATGATTTTGAGGATTTCACCGCTGCGTTTGTTGATCGCAGTCAATACGGCGAGGTCGGCGCGGAGTTGGTCTGGACTGGTGTTGTCGTATTTTTCGGTGATGTCGTTGAGGGTTTTCTTGTCCATTACTTGTTTTCCTTGCTGTAGTTGGCTTTCAGGTCCATGAGTTCGCCGTTAAAAAAATCGATGATGAGATTGCAGATGGCAGGTGCCGACGTTTTGAGCGCGGTTTTTTCCTCTTCGCTTTCGGCTTTGAGGGTGAAAACGCCATCCTTGCTATCGAAATTGAGCTTCATTTTGCGTCCTTCGAGTAGTTGGCCTTGATGTCCATCAATTCACCGGTGAGCAGTTTCGTGGCGAAACCGTAAACCACCTTGTCGTTGGCTTGGAACGCGGTGCGCTGCAAGGCGCTCACCGCGTCGAAGATGCCGACCAAGGCGTTCGCGATGATGATGCGCGGCTCTTCCGGCTTGGCTTCCGGCTTCTGTTCCTGGACTGTGGTGGTCATGGTTTCTTTCTTCTTCCCGGTTGTGGCGGTTTTCCGCGCTTTGCTGCGTGGCGAATGCTTGTCGAAGGCCGGCAATAGTCCCTCCTTGCGGAGTTGACCGAGAATGTTGCCGACCGTTTTCTGGCTCATGCCAAGCGCTTCGGCGGGTTCCTTGCCGTCGAACGGTTGGCCTTGGTCGATGCGTTTCCTGCAGTGCGCGAGAATGAGATCGCGTTTCGACGGCGCTTCCGGTTTCGCCGGTAGGCCATTCGTGAGTAGTCCGGCCTTGCGTAACGCCCGCATTTCGCCGATCTGGAGTCCTGCTTCGCCTGACTCGTCGTAGATGCTTTTCAGCTCGGCGAGCTCGTCGGCTGTGTATTCGTGTTTCAACGTGTTCCTTTCCTGAGTCTTTCAATGAGCGCGTGGTTGTCGTGGATGAACTTGGCCACGTCGATTCCCTGCTGGGTGAGGGTCGGTTTGCCGGTGTCGACGTGTGCTTTTCCGTCGTTTTTGACGTCTGGACTGCTTTTAAACCGTGCAGCCGGAACGAATCTCCCGTTTTTCATCTCGCCACCGTCCTCTGATATTTGTGTGCCAAGGCCCACTTTTCTGCGGTTTGACGTTGGTATCGGACTTTGCGCCTGTCCTGATGGCCTTCGGGCGGTTCCACGCCGATTTTCACGTATGGCGGGCCCTTGCCTGTGCTCCGCCAGTTGGCGAGGGTGCGCACGCTCATGCCGAGCAAGGCGGCCAGTTCGGCTGGCGTGAGCAGATCGTCACTCATCGTCGGCGGGTGGGCAGTAGCGGCTGATGAAGTATGTCTGGCCTTTGCCGGTGACCTTCGCGGTGCGGTTGATGGTCACGTGGCCGTCCGAATGGGTGATGGCGGTTTCCTTGATTCGGAACAGTCCCAAGTCCATGGCCTTCTGGGTCGGCACGTTGCGGTTCGAGCCGGTCTTGCCGAGGTATCCGTCCTGTCGAAGAATCTCGAACAGTCGGTTTTGGCCGATGTCCAAACCGTTCTGGCGGAGCATCTTCGCCAGTTCCCCGATCAGGCACGTACCGTCGCTTGCGGCCACCGCGTCCGCGAACCGCGCTTTCGGCTCCAACATCTTGATCTGTGTGTCCTTGGCTTGAAGCTGCTGGTTCTTGCGCTCGATGGTCTTCTGCGCGACGAGCACGGCACGGGCCATGATGTCCTCGTCCGAATCAGCATCGGAAACGCGGATTGCGCCACCCTCGTTGAAGTACTTGTCGAGGGCTTCTGCGGCTTCCTTCTGGTAGACGGTCACGTTATGGCGTGCCTGTTCGTCGCTGAGTCGGTTCGTGTCGATGGTGGCGAGCCACATGGTCAACGTCTTGCGGCTGATTGCCACCATGTCACGTTGTTTGCCGTCTGCGCCAACTGTTCGTATCATACGAACGGTTGCCCATGGCGTTCTCTTGAGCCGTTCCCACTGTCCGTTGTATGCGATGCCGATGTTCTCGCAGATCGGTTTCAATGCCGCGTAGATTTCACCGTCATCGGACTTTTGCGCGATCATCATGCTCCCGTTGAACGGGATTTCGACGATATCGTTGCTCATCTGGTTGCCTCCGCGTAGAGAATGTCGATCATGTCGGTGGTGTTGTATTTGGCTTGAAGTTCTTTGGAGCCTCTGCGCATGGCTTTCACTAAATCTTCTGGAAGAATCGCGTTTCCAGTATCTCCGTTCTTCGCATCATTTGGGATGATGGCGGTGAACATATCCTCTGGCAGTTTTGTGAGGAGGCTTAGCGTTTTAGTGGACATGCCTAACTCTCCCCGCAGATTGTGCAGGTAGCCGTTGTCGGTGAGGTATTTGAGCTTCTGTTGTCTGGCTTCGTTTGGCGTGGTGATTTTCATTGTTTTTCCTTTGCTTGTTGCAAGTTGTGTGCCCCGTCCTGACGAGTGGATGGGGCTGAGTGGCTGGCATCGGAGTCGGACCGATGCCGTCCGGGATTCCGAACGCCCCTTTGACCGTTGGAACGCGACCTGAACGCGTTCACTGCCGGTGGCGTGGCCGACTGTGATTGAAGCAGTCAGGCTGACTTGAAGGGGTTTGCAAACACCGGAATGCCTGCTTCTTGGTAGTTAGAGAGAAGAAGATTTGGAATCCGTGGACGGGCGAACCGTCGCCCAGCCGAAGCCACGACAGAATGATTGTGTATGTAAACGCCGTGGCGGATTATTTTGTTGTTTGTCGATATTCAGTTATGGTCCCCGCCAGCCGACTGGTGAACGTGGATGTCCGCGAAAACATCCCGGATTTGGTTTTGTTTCGTTGGACTGTCGGCTGGTGGGAAGTCTTTTAGTCGCGTGGCGCGAATCTGACGATCAGCCACAATGCGGTGGCGATGTACACGCCTTCCACCATGAGCGCGGCGGTGGTGCTGCCGCCATGCCATGTGAGCATGATGGTCAGGCTGGAGATGAGGCCGATGCTGACGATGGCGAAGAGGATGCGGCGGCGCGTGTAGTTCGGCTTCCGCGTCTTCTCCCGCTGGTCTTCGATCCAGTAGTTGTGGTCGGTCATTTCGCCATCCTCCTTTCGGATAGTTCCTTCAAGATGCGGTTGCAGTCGCGGCGGATGTTCGCCAGGTCTGTCTGCGTGAGCAGGTATCGCGCGTGGCTGTCGCACGTGTCGATGGCGAGCTGGATGACGGCTGAATGGTCGCTGCGAGTGGTGCCGTCATCGAGGATTTCGAAGTAGAGGCTTCCATCCGTGGTGAGGCTCATCGTGTTCCTCCTATCGCGTCATAAAGGTGGTAGGCGAATGTTTCTGTGGTTTTGGCGTCCACTTCCGTGAGGATGGTCTTCCCGTCCTCGTGGAGTCTGACGAGTCTGGCGTCGTGTTCGCCGACTTGGATGGCGTAGCCGGTCAGGCCGAGCATGATCGTCCGCGGGTCGAAGACCGTCTTCCGCTGTTCGGGCGGAGCTGGCGGGTTAAGCAGTTGTCCGCTCATTTCTGTGCTTCCTTGACGATCGCGTCGATGATGACGTCCACGAGGCCGGGCACGTCGATGTCCATCGGTCCGGTGATGTGGCCCAGGAATCGGCTAGCGTCGATTTCATCCCACTGTCCCGCGTATTGCGGGCGAATCATGTCGCCATGCTCGGCGAATTCGTCGAAGACGGCTTTCACGCAGGCTTTGCGCAGTTCTCGGGTGTAGGTCTTGCTGTCCATCGGATACTCCTTTGTGGGTTTCAGGCTTTGAATTGTTTGATGCTGTCGATTGGCTGGATGAGGAGCATGACGAGGTTTTCTGGTTCCATGTCGAGCATGGATGCCGCTTTTTCGATTTCGTCCGTCGAGAGTGGCGTGTGGCCTTTGAGCCTGTTGTTTACGGCTCTGATTTCGAGGCCCCATGCTTTTGCTAGGTCTTTCGGCGTCTTGTCGTGTCTTGCGAGTTCCGCTTTGAGGTTTCTGGTGGCTGTTTCCGTCAGACCGGCCATTCATCCTCCTCGATTCCCTGTTTGGCGAGGCATGTACGCCAGTCGTGCCAGCCGGGGCCGCGCATGTGGCCGCACGGGTAGTGGTCGGGGGTCTTGGTCTTCTTGGTGCTCAACATCTCGTTTTTCCTTTCGACGTTTTTAATCTATGCAAATTCGTAGATTTATACTATGAATTTGCATAGTTCTTTACAATTTGCACACAATGACTACGTAATTGGCTATACTGGAGGCATGGGTATGAAAGCAAACGAAGTGACCACATTCGCAAAACAGGTCATGCGAGAGTGCGTCAGACTCCAAAAGCAAAGCGGCATGACCATCAAGGAATTCACCAAGGCCTGCGGCTTCGGCGAGGACTACTGGTACAAACGGCAGAACTTCACGCGCCCGCTCAACCTGAGTGACCTGGAACGCATCAGCGAAGTGACCGGCGTACCCATCGGAGACATCGTGATGGACTCCAAACGCCATGCTGTCGAAGCCGCCGAGAGGAAAGCGCAGGCAGGCGGTTATGGTCTTGCCGCCTATAACGCCGCCGGCAAGCAGGAGGCCATCAATGGAGAGGCTGGGCCGGATTACGACGAGCCTGCCTGACCTGCCGATCGACCGGCGCATGACCTACGGCGCCATGCGCCGCGCCATCATCGGACTGCCCGTCACCGTATCCAGCGCCATCCTGCCGGACGGACTATGGGGCTGCTACGACGACGAGAATCATGTAATCCTCATAGACCGCAGGCTCACGTATACGGCCAAACGCTGCACGCTGGTGCACGAGCTCTTGCATTGGAGGCATGGCGACACCGGCTGTTCGAACGATAGTTCGAAATTGGAGCGGCGGGCGCGAACGCAGACCGCCCTCACGCTCGTCAACCCAACCGAACTCGCACTACTCGAACGCATGTACGAGTACGAATGGCAGATCGCGGACGAACTCAACGTGACCACGCAGGTGTTGGAGGATTACCGGAGCACGCTCGCATCGGCGTAGAATCGACTGCATCCCCCTTGCTTGGCGGGAAGAGAGAAGGAACCAATGAGAATCAGACAGAACAATGCGATGCTGGTCAAGCTCAAGGCATGGCTCGGCAAGGACGTGAAAGTGAAGTCGGCGGTCTGCTCCGGCATCGCCGTCGTATGCGCGGTGGCGTTGGCCGTCGGAGCGGCCACCTATGCCGCCAGCGTCCATTCCGCCGCGGTCAAGGAAGCCGCCGAGACGATCGAAGCCGACAATGCCGACTATTCGAAGCTGATAGACGAATACAACAAGCTTGTGGACGAATACAACTCACTGTCGGATGATTACGACACTGCGACGGAGACGATAGACAAGGCTGACGGCATGAAGGCCGACATAAAGAAGATGGAGGCTACGCGGGACAATTTGCAGGCGCAAATCGAATCGTTGACAGGTCAGGTCGACAACGCCAAGAGGACCAGCGCCTCCGATGGCGTGTGGCAGGTCGGCAAGGACATCGACGCCGGAACGTATCGCGCAAACAATTCCGTGACGGACCGCTGTTACTGGGAGATCTCCGTAGGCGACGACATCGTGCAGAATGATATTCCTGGTGGTGGCTATCCGCAGGTGACGGTGAGCGATGGGCAGCAGTTCAAGCTCCAGAATTGCGGCACGTTCACCAAACAGTGACGTTCTCTTCCATTTGCCCCACATTTGTGGGGCTTTTCTTATATGCGCTTATATTTAATCCGGTGAGCATGGAATGTGGGCAAGCGTTGATTTTCTAGCACTCTTTTATTCAATCCAGCGCACTGCGCTGTATGAAAGAATGAAAATAATGTTACATATGCATATATGTATATTTCATGTTTACAAGTTAGTATTTTCCACTTGCAAGGTTAATATGCACCCTTGTTTACAACACGCCATACACACATGTTTGCAAGTTAGCATATAATGTGTTTCAGAACAAAAAACCTCCGCAGTGTTAACGGCACCACGGAGGTAAAACATGAAGCCTCACTCAAAGACTTCCGAAACCATTGTAACGCATGGCTTGGAGGTCGGAAATGGACCGTGAAATGGGATACCGCAACATGCTGGCAGTCGAAGAACTCGCAAGCCAAGGGAAACTCACCGTCACCCACAAGGGCGCACGCAGCTTCGACTTCGCTCAATACGCCCTGCTCAGCCGCATGGCATGGCTCACCGCCGACTGGCCGCTGGACAAAGCCGCCAAGGAAAAGCACATGCTTCCGCGCACCTACGCTTCCGGCTGGCTCAAAATCGCCATCGATTGGGGCATGACACTTCCCCAGTCAATGGACGAGCTCGTGGCGATCGGCAATGAGCCGCGCAATCCGAAGCGCGAGCAGCTGGCTTACAACCGCATCGGCAAGATCGCCAAAAAACTCGAATCCGCAGGACTCATCAAATGCCTTCGCAAAGGCAATGTTCAGCGCAAGAACAATGCCGTGTGGCTGCTGACGATCGGCACGCCGGATGAAAATCGCGAGGTCGAAGCCTACGTGCGACAGCACATGTACCTCTGATTCCGTGCCCACATTTTGCCCACGCTTTTCCGGTAATTGCAGTGAATTGCAGTGATTTGAAGTGAATTGCGAACCATGCGGAAACCATTGGAAAAACAAGAAAACCCAGCATACTAGCCGGGTTTCCAAAAGTGCCGCCAGCGGGAATCGAACCCGCAATCCGAAGAGACCGATTTTAAGTCGGTTGCGTATACCAGTTTCGCCATGGCGGCAAGGCATCGAACAAGCCGACGCCCAAGTCATTATGCCACG